GTATAGTCAAAATCACCGCTTCCTGAACCTTGAGCCCTTAGCGTATCATATTCTGCCGGAATCAAAACAGGCGCATTGCCGGACGCATCAACATCATCAAGCTCCTGACGAGTTGTGTACGATGCAAATGTGGTATCGTACAGGCTACTCGAACCTTGCAAGAAAACATTTACGTCACGACTGGCTATATTTCTACCCCAAACCTGAATAACGCCTCCAACGGGAGTCGTACCGGAAAGGTCGTAGGCTCGACTAAAGGCATTGTCTGTGGGAGTAGTTACGTTTTTCAGTGTCCCAGAAAGCATGACGCGGTCGCCCAGGTCACGGACCGTTATACTGATATTCGTTGTGTCTGCAGCCTGAACGCTAAAGGTGCTAACGAGCAGAAAAAGCAGTGTCAAAAATCCAAGAAACTTCATGTTTGTTTCTCCTTCGATAAGGGTGGCGGGTGGCAATTTCGGCACACCCGCCTCATCGATTAGCATCTAAGGTTAATTAAAACGCCGGTTTAGAAGCCTTCGTGATAAGAACCGCCGAGGATTCATTCACAAGGTGCTGGCCGGTCGTACCGTCATCACGGTTCCAGAAGTCGTTACGCGCGCCACCGGTCATAACCCGATAGGCCAGACCCATGATTTCGCCGTAATCGTCGGTCCGCTTGCGAAACTCAAGAGCATCACCATTAGCGATATTGAGTGCATTCGAACCCATCATAAGGGCAGCAAACGTATCGTACGTGCTGTATCCCTCAAATGTCGTGATATCGGTGAATTTGTTAACGTCAGTCGGGCCATAAACAACGTCGCCTGAGCTGAAGCCGTTATTTGAGTATGTTGCGCTGCTGTCAGCAACATGAACCGGCCAAATTCCAGTATCGAACGGGAAGATACCAAATCCGGCCCAGACATAACGCATGCCGTAAAGCAAGGGGTTCTCTTTTACGAGAGTCTGCACATAGGCATGGTTTGCCGTCGTGTTGAATCTGGGGTCTTTCTCCAGAGAATCAATCTGCCAGGGGTGAGCCCAAATCATTCGCAACTCATTACCATGAGACATGATAATGGGCGGAATCTTCATTGTTGCAGGGTCGGCCTTCAATCCTTCTAAGTAAGCAGTGTCGAATACATCCGATGCTCCCAAAAGATTGATTTCATTGCCGACCGATGTTTCATACCCAGAAGTGCCAGGATAGCCACCAGAATAGGTAACCTTACCGCGTCCAGACAAGAAAATATGCGGGTGAGAAGCCGTGCTAATTTTACTATCATTAGCCCATCGGTCGGAGTTTATTACATTCCAGCTATACCCGTAATACATCGAGTATGAACATAACAGCCAATTCAGGAACCGGCTGTAATGGCGCTGCAATGCCGGTCGGGCATGTTTCACCAAATCAATCTCTTTGGTCGTTTGCTTGCCCATACTGCCATCCATAGGCAGCTCGGCTGCACGATACAGCTCAATCGGGATTTGTGCGAAGTTGACCTTCGGTCGCTCTTCGTGGTCCTTCAACTGCTGGTTACCAATACGACCGCGCTGAGTCAAGTTACGGTGTAAGGGCATTTCGAGTAAATCGCCGCCCTTTCGCTTCAACTCATTGTGAATACTGACCATTGAAGCGGTCGGTCGAGCCATATCGCGCTCTTTAACTGCTGCGCCGTCAGGAGTAGTGAAGCCCACAAACTTGCCCCAGTGCATCGAATGGATGCTCTCGAACTTCATTTTTTGAGCTTCGACAATTACCGGATAATTACCGGAAAATCCGTGGTCGAAAAGCGTATTTGCCATTTGCTTAAGTCCTTATATTACCGGAGCTTAATCGACCTCAAGTTCTTTGTCAAGAGCCTTTATCTGGCTGTAACCCATACCATGGACTTGGTCCATAGTGAGCTCTTTAGTATTGATACCTGAGCCCTTCTTACCACTTCCAGGAGGAATCTTGTCAAAGGATGAGCCGCCGCTCCCTGCTTTTTCAATTTCTGCAGCAAGATTTTTACGAGCCTCAACTTTAGTCTCTTCAATGATGGAGTCAAAGTTTAGGTCTCGATGAGCTCTCAAGAGTTTTTCAACAGGGAAAATACCGTTTGCCCCTGCGTTATACTCTTTAAGAACATACTTTTGCAGCTTATTAAATTCATCGCTATCAACAGTTAGTTCTTTGAGCCTTTTAGTTGCTGCTTCTTCGTCTTTTGCCGCTTCTGCGACATAATCAAATTCGTGAACTTGCTTTACATACTCGACTACCTCACCCCATTGAGCCTCTTCGACAGCTTCTTGAGTCTTTACCTCAAACTCTTCTTTCTGCTGTTTGTGCTCGGCAAGGTCTTCGTGGTACTTGATGTAGGCATCTGGGTCGTCCTCTTTCAGAGCCTCCAAAGCTTCATTGTCTAAAACCTCGAAACTGTCAAACTTGGCCTTACTTTTCTGATTTTCAACCTCAGTAAGTCTTCTTTCAAGCTCTTTTGTACGAGACGTAGCCTCATGTAGCTTTGACTGAGTATCCTTGAGCCGTTTTTTGTACAACTCTTCGCCGGATAGTTCTTCCTCGGGGTCTTCAGCATGTTCAGACGCCGCTTCTTCGGGCTTTTTATCGCCTTCCGATTCTTCCTTTTCCGGTTCCTTGACTGTTTTTTTATCATCTTCGGACGGTTCTTCAGGCTTAAAAACTACCTTGTCAGGCTCACCCTCTTCGCCGTCAACAACAGTCATTTTCTCAAGTTGCTCGGGGCTGGCATTGACTATTTCTTCATATTCAAGTGCCTTTGGCTCCTCCGCTTCGGGTGCTTCGGGTGTTTCTACTGCATCCGGTGCGGGTGTCTGAGTTTGTTGGTCTTCCATTTGATGCCTACCTTTCTTTATCCGGGTCCGCTATGGGAGAGTCCGTAATAATGATTTTAGCCTGGGTCTACTTTTAATGGGAATCCTTTCGGGCCATTTTAATAGAGAATCCAAGCGGTATTTATTGTTGGGCCGGTGCAGGGCCGGTTTGCCCGGGAATCCCGCCGCCGTCCTCCAATGCCAATAGTTCTTTTGCGGTCGCAATTTGATTCTGTAATTGTGATTGCGCAGCCTGTGCTGCCATTTGAGCGCGCATATACTCTATAGTTTCTTCTGCGCGCTCTACTAAAGTGGTCGTGTCGCCTAAGTCATGGTCACTCTCTTGCAGCAACCACCTCGGGTCCGTACCTGTAGGACCGTATGCCTGTAAAAAGCTGGTGTGCAAGTCATGCCTTTTAATGAAGCGCAACGCTCTTGCAGTGGGTGATTTGTCTTCATCGTCAGGCACAACTTGATATTCACCAGTATGTATGTTATCAAACGGTCCTGAGTTGATTACCAGCTTCCTCGGATTTCCGGAAACTGGGTCTATGTGGGTGAACTCCCTTTTCCCAGGGTAATTCATCTGAGCTATTTTTATGACCTTATTGTAAAGCCTTCTGCGTGTCCGATTCCAATTCCTATGGATTATGATGAACGTTTTTGCTGCCTGCTTTAGCTTCCGGTCGAACAGTATCCCAGACTCTGAGTTGCTTTCACTAAAACCTTGAAAGCTTAGGGTAACGCCCGTTACCTTTTCCATGAACGCAATCGCCTCTTGGCTCATCTCATTAGGCGCAAATGGCAACTTCGAGTATTCCAGAAGCTTGTACACGTCGTTCAGGTCCGCCTCTTCCTCGATTTCAATAGATGCGCCGGGAACCCTACCGAAATTACGCATTTCGTTCTTGTTTTTGACGTGCTCGGGCTTCCATAGAAGAGCAGGATTAGCGTGCTTATTCATCAAATCGCGTGTAATGTTGCGCCATTCGTTGTGGTCGTCTTGCGGGTCTCGGGCATTTTTAAAGATACCGAAGTTTCTAATGCTCTTCTTGCCGTACGAATATGCAGAAAAAGGCACATAATCGAAACTTTTGTCCTGTACTTCCGACATTCTGTATGATAATAGGAAGTTCAGAGATGGAATTATCTCTGCAACCTTCTTTATTCGAGTTTTTCGGGTAATAATCTTGTGGTTCGGGTGGAGTTTCTTCCAAAAATCAGCTTTGGCGCCGGTCAAAAGCCAGATATCAGACTCACCAGTATCGAGATTTATAAATATCTCGGCATCTTCGTAGCTCATTTCGTGGAATTCGAGCACCCTGTGCCTGTCTCCCAATTGGTCTACAAGTCTTGGTGAGTGCATCATTAGCTGCATATCTGGACCAAGCTGCTCAAACAGAGCGTCATTGTGCTCTTTGGTCATCTTGAGAAACTTCTTAAGCTCTTTACGATGGTGTGGCCACAAGTACATAATCTTATCTATGTCGACCATCCTTGAGCGTATCTGAAAATTGCCATCATCAAAGAAGTAACTTGTTGAAAACGCATCGTTTATAATCTCAAACTCATCTGGGTTTGAAATTACAACTGAGCCGGTTTCTTCTCTCTCAGCGCTCCATCTCGGATAGAAATAACCAACTTTGTTCAATCCTGCAGCCGCTCCTTGACTTAATAGACTAGGAGACTCATTCTGCATATTTATGACATCTATTAAATCTTGGAAAGCATTGATATTACTTTCGTTAGCACCCGGGTAGCCATGAACCTTTACACGTTGGTCATTGAGGAAAAAGTCGCCTAAGATATTGTTGAAGATGTTGAAGTATACGTTAAAAACTTTGGTTGGCCTGCGAAATGTTTCATACCACTGACGGCGCTCCTTTGTGTATTGATTGCCTGAAAGGTAGTTGTAGCCGTCCTCAATCTCGTCATAAACCTCGTCATAATGTCGAGAATTGTTTAGGTAAACTCTTGTCATGCGAGCTACGAGCTCGTCTTTCTCTGTGCGATTAAGCTTTATTTCATCTGTATGTGGCATAAAAGAAAAGGGAGACCTCAACCTCGGACTACCCGCAGCAACGTAGTCGATACTGGTTGAAATCTCCCTTCGTCCTTTTCCGTAAGGGATTATGTCAGTTCAAGCTAACTCATTTTATACGTTCTAAGTCGCAAGTCTGCGTAGAATCACACTTTATTGCAGCAATTTTACCTTTATTCCAATGAAAAACAACACGTTGTTCTCCCATGAAATTAGGGTCAATGCCAGTCAAGATACGCATCGTGGACTCAAGTTGTTGCTTTAAGTTGGGTTTTTCCATGAGGCAATAAAGTTATTTTTACAGTTAAATGTCAAGGATTAATTGCAAGATATCTCCGCACACACTGCAAATATAGTGTGTTTTCTCCTTTCAAATGACGCATAGCAGGGCAAACTATCGCAAAGATAAAAGCTCAATCCGCAATCCTCCTCCTTGATAAAATGGGTCGAATGATTATTGCAGTTAAAGCACTCGATAGGAAGTCCACACTTCACACAGAAAAAATCTTCCAGGTCATCTACCGGAGTAGGATTATTGCATTGACAAATATCTACGGACATAGTTTTTAGCTTAATCGCAGCCCTTATCCAGCGCGATTGCCCTCGTTTCTGTTTTCCCGTCGTTCCTGCAGGTATGATTAAAAACCTGCACAAGTCTTTTATTTCGGGACGTTACGACTTTAGTGGTACTTGGTCGATGGACAACATATTGGACCGGCACTCGAAACTCTTCGGTAATTCGTTCCGGCTTTCCCTTCGTCTTTACGACGGTATCTCCAATCTTCTTGCCGGTGCCATCAAACACTTCGACTGTTACGGTATGAGGTTTCTCAACCGGAACCAAGTTCGGATTTGCCTGATAGATGAAAAACCACAACAGGGTTGCAATTGCAAAGCCGACAACGGCCATTCCGATACTGCTGTTTTTTATACTGTTAAATAGGTTCACTTTGGTAAACTCCTTTCGTACTCAGTACGTTTGATTAGTACAATTTTTGAACTATCGTCGTTCTTGATACCGACATAGTTCTTTAGTATCCTACGCTTTTTCAATTGCTTAACACTTATTCCGAGTTTTTCAGCAAGAGCCCTGATAGCTCTTCTCTGAGGCTCGACGGCTTCGCACCTACTAAACGCCTGAACAGACATTTGACCTGAATCTCTATGCTTTCTCAATAGGCGCCGCTCGTAAATATTTGCACACTCAACGCAAGCCCCGGCCTTGAAAACGTGTATTGCTCCGCCAGCTTCAACCTCGCGGTTTTCCTTGAGTGTATCTGCGGTATGACCCCTCAATTCGCAAGTAGGAAACTTCCGGTCATATCTTGGCTTAGGTCTATTTGATGCCCTTGCAATAGAATCGTTATTCATTGATTAGCCTCCCAAGTATCTGAAAATCATAACTATACCCAGTGACAATATCGCTACAAATCCAAAATCCATTAGGCCAAAATAGGATCCAAAATTCCATCTTTGCTGGAACCCTTGGTCGGCCTCTGCAGCAAAGATGCCCCACACAGACCACCCAAAGCCAAACCACTCATAGTCGAATAGACCAAGAATTATCGCAGGAATGCAGTAAAGCGGCTTATAAAGTAGGGTCCAATCGAATGAAAACCCAATGGCGAAGGGGATTCTACCGAAGAGCTTAAACCTCCAAACCGCTCGTTTCAGGAAAGTCTTTACTCCATACTCACTTTTTATTATCGCCATCTTTTTCCTTTTTAAACGACTCTTGAAGTCTTTCGTTCTCTTCCTTGTAACCCTTCTTTTTACGCTGAACCGACTTCAAATACTTATCCGTCTTGGTGAATTTGTTCATAGCTGCCTCTCTCACGGTTTAACCAACAAAACACCAGCCCAGAATAAGACCGGCTGCAGATAGCAACAACAATCTAATCAATAACAGGTCAGCCTTCAGCATCCTCCGACGAAAAGTCATCGTCAGTATGCTCTTTATCTGGGTTTTTCTCCTCCCTGTTTTCAAGGCTGTATCGTCCTGCCTCTTTTCGGACTTTCTGGTAGTGCTTCTCAAGGGCTTCATCGAGCAAACTTCTTTCTTTGTCAGGTATTACTGGATTAAGAATAACGGGCCTATGGCTCAGAATGTCAATAGTTTTCTGCTTTTCGGCTATTTCATCTTTGAGCTTTTCGACCTGTCGCGTAAGTTTTTGAACGGACTTTAGTATACCTTCTCGGCCCTTAAAGCCTAAATGCTCATATATCTTTCGCATTATATTCATCGCCGGACCCTCTTTCAATCCAAAATACGGACTCAAGCTGCCCGTGTCTGCCATTTCTTTGCCTATCAGAGGGATAAATGGTATCGGATGGTTCTCGGTTAGGTCTTCGGTAGATTTAGGGTACCCCAATCTTGTATTGCAATTCACCCACTTATAGCCAAGACCATCAGGTACAAGACACTGGGTTATTTCCCCGGCAAAATCTCCAGTCTTCTTTTCTGCCAAGTATATCGTTCTAAATACATAGATTCCGACTGGGTGTGATTCGTAATCATCAGCACATTTGCGTATATGAACCCTTATTTCTCCGTTCTCGTGCATTAGTCTGTCTCCCTTAAGTATTCTTCTCTCATCTTTGCTCGCCAAAAGGCCAGCGTCATTTGAAAAACCTGCCAGGCCAATACCCATGAAAGCAGCATTACCGGTATAGATAGCACCGCAGGCAACACCAAAAACGTCATACAGAAATCGAATCCGTTCATTACAGCAAATCCCGTTCTTGGGTATTTGAATATGTGCCATTCGTCCGACCTGTCAGCTAACGGGTCTTCAAATTGCTCTGCATCCATCCTTGCCTCAAAATACCGGCTAAGTGAGGCTGTGATGATGACAGACAGGCACATCATCAGCTCCATCATGAAAGAAGTAGCTGAGTAATTATCGTCAAAGCGATACCCACGAATAGTCCAATCAGGTATGTATCGAGTCGGGTAAACAATGCTCTAAGTCCTTTAGGTTGTGCAGGTTGAGTTAATTTACGGACTAATTTGACCAAGCAATCTACGCAAACACCTTTCTCCCAGGTGTATACCTTTGTTCCATGCTGTATGCAGCCATCAAAAGACGTTTTTATCATATCAGGTTTATTGCACTTACATACATCCACCAAATTAGATATGCCGATTCGAGGTGTCTCGCGAATATTAGGCACAAATCCATCAGCCACCTGAACAAAATCTTCCAACCTAACGCCCCTGCTATCGAACTTTCTCATACTCCGTCTGCTCCTTCCGGTCTGTCTCTCATGAATCGAGCCTTCCAGTTACTGGAACCGCCATGCACAATATCCTTTGTTTCTTGGTAATCTGACTTCATCGAAGGCCGGTATGTCGGCAAAGGCTCATAGGTAAACCGCAGTGCATGAGTATACCTGCGAAGGTCCATGAAATGCTTGAAATTCTGCTCAAGGGCTTCGCTGGGCGTGTCCCATTCGCTACGTGTACCTTGATGGTCTCTCCATCGATATCTACGGTAACTAAGCTCTATGTTCTTGCATCTTGGGTCAATTATCTCAATAGGTCCAGTCTCAGGGTCGTTCTTTAGAGCCTGTTTTACGTGTGAGTGTCCGGTAGTGATATCATCCTTGACATTCGTTATGAACCTCATGGCCGTACCTTCTGGGTAGCCTCTCTCTGCATAAATCCTCTTGGATACCCGCGTCCATAGTCGATTTAATGGTAATCCCGACTCTATCTGCCTTACTTTTGCAAAGTTAGGATCCATTATTCGCTTAATGCGGTTCAGAGGTATTCTCCACTCTTCCTCAATCTCGATAAATGCCGTTATGAAGTCTTCAAGCTTGTAATGCAGTGCATCTTTGATTAGATGAAAGAGTTTACCGTGAAACTGATGGTCTTCCGTGCTTGGCCACTCTCTAAAAGCGTAGTGTTGCCTGGATGGGTCAAGCCTCTCCCAACATACTGCAGGCGGTATCCGTGAATGCGGGTCGACAATCATCCGGTACATATACCAATCTCGTGGTTCTGGCCAATCCAGCCTGCGAACATTGATTTCCTGAGCATAGCTCTTGTAGACTAATCCGGAAAGATGAACGAATTTACCCTCTATACGGGCCGGATATTCCTCTGGGTCGGTGTTATCTTTGATGAATTGTACATCTTCAGGCGCCAGCTTACCCTTGAATTGATAGCCGTATAGCCCCAGAAACCAGTGTCCTGCATGTTCTTGGCTGTTTGTATGCAAATGCACTGTCTGGTGAAACTTATCGCTCCAGCCTCGCCCTGCGACCTCCGTATCTATCTTCTCGACGATAGTATCGACGAACCATCCGGCCTCAAAGATGGGCGTAGCCGTTATGACCATTATCCCACCGCGACGCAGCCTTGATATACAGGCATTGAACTGCCATTGCTTCGGAGGCTCATCGCACCAGACAATACCCACGTTTGCCGACTCAAACGCCCGGGCTTCCATATTCGTGGTCTTAAACAGTATCAGCCATCCGGTAGACGTGATTATTCGCGCCGTGGCGTTCTTGCCGTCCTTAAACTCTTTGTAGCTGTACTTGTCTTTAGGCCACCACTTCTGAATTTGCTCTAAAATAGTCTTTTGGCCTTCGATATGGGCAATTACCCACACTACCTTCGGCCATCTTGGCGGCCAACCCTTCTTAAATAGAGGCTGGTGGTAAAACCCGTCAAACTCTTCGCCGGTGCTCATGTCCATCGCATATGGATAAACATTTATGCCATTCCAGAACAAATTCGCAAGAATATTGAGCATTCCAGTGGTTTTTCCGGTTCCATTAGCCGAAGTTACCAGGAATATCTTCTTTTTCGACTCGACACAATTGCCTATCTCTTGGTTCAGGTCATACTGGGCGCGCGTAGGAACGATGGTGGCGGCTTCACAGTACTCATGTAGCTCACGCCACCGATAACGCTCAGACAGGGTCAAATCACCCTGAGAAAAGTCGATAAATTGGTCTGTTGCGACTAATGGTATCGGCATAGCTTACCAGGGTAGTTTCGCGTCCGCTACCAGCGTCTTTGCTTGTTCAGTGATATCTGTCATTACCGCCGATATTGACTCATTGACCCTGTGTTCGGGATATTCGCTCTGATAATGCTTTCTAATCTCATCGACCACAGCATTTCTATCCTCAATACTCTTTACCAGACGAACAAGAGTCACTATCTTGGTCGGCAGGTGAGTGTGTCTCTTGTGAGATACCGCGATATTCAGTACAACCATTCGCATAAGACTTAACCTCCAGGGTATATTTTAGCACGTACGGCCGCATCCTTTGACTCAAGGAGCTTGCGCAGAGCAGTCGTTCTTTCAGGCCCAGGCTGAATATTACCGCAAATACCCTCAGCCAAATCAGAAAACGGCTTTGAAACATCTTGCATTTCTGAGGGTAAGTGACCATACTCAAACCACTTAAGCATTCTTTCTTCGTACATATTAACACCGTTTTCCTTTCCAAAATCTGATTAATTCAACTATTTTTACTCGGTCGCCCTCTATTGCGCCAAGCTCTAACGCTAAAGACCGCTTAGACTGGCAAATATCGTAGTGAGGGACAGAACCATCTTGGAACCACTTGCGATTGACTCCGATTCTGTCAGCCATTTGATGTAGCTCGCCCAGATTATCAGAAATCATATGACACATGCGCATTCTTCGATACTTTCTCCTGCCCCTGTCTACGTATACCGCCATTTTATCTACCAGAGAGCCACGCTAAGGTGCTTGCTGGCACTGTACAACTCAGGCCGTCCACCCTGAAAATGCTTCTCTGGTGAGCTCACACCCAGAGGAACCCAGTCCTTTGCCATTGCCCATAGGTGAGTAGGTATGTTGTTGCTCCTCAAAATCTGAACCTTTTCTTCGTCGCTAATCTGGATAGCTCGTGAAGTGCAGATATTTGCCAGATTTTCAGCTACTTCGGTGTCCATGCCTTCGTGTGTCTCAATGATTGTACCGGAATTGGTTACTTCTGTCATGGTTTTAGTCTCCCAGTTAATGAATTAAATTATTTTCCCCTGCTGACAGGGCAGGACTCGAACCTGCAACCAGTGGATTAACAGTCCACGGCTCTGCCATTGAGCTACCCGCCAATAGGTACGCGGAGCCGACTTCCCTTTGAGTAACTTCCTTCAAGAGTCCAGGCGCCCCGCGATATGCCTTCTCTATGCTTGTTGTGGTGTAGGCTCTATCTCTTCGTCTGGCACAGAATCCACAGCTTCAGGCTTAGAGTCGTAGCAACTAACTCCACCCTGATATGCCTGTATCACCTTTCCCAGACGCATACGAGCATCCTCAAGATGACGGAATGCAAGCATGGTATTGGCAAACATCTCGTTGGTATCGTTGTCAACCTCTTCCGGCAAATGCCTACCATATGCAAGATGAGTTCCTTTTGGGTTAATCAACATCTTTACATCTGAGCCAAGTTTACCGATTTCAACTCTCATGCCCTCACATATATCGACAATCTCGTCCATCTGCTGTTTTGTCGGTGGCATTGATTTCTTGTCTTCCATAGAAACACCTCCTATCATTAGTTTTTTAATGATTTTAAACTCCCTTATGCCAATATCCCTTGTTAAGGGCAACTCAAGCATCTCCAGTCTCCCGCAACTCTTGCTTCATTTGCTCAAGAGACTTGCCGATATTGTTCAGCTCGCGCTCAAGCTCATGCGTTACTTTTCGGTCCGGATTAAGCTCAACCTTTACCCCAAAACCCATATTGAGCACCGTAACCTCATAACTCCCACCAGAATCAATCCAGCGCGTACCGTCATACTCTGGTTGCTTTCTCCACTGCAGGCCAAGCAAGATGCAGTGATTATGGGGCCAGTGATTATTAAAATAGAATGATATTCTCATTGCCACTCCGCTCCTTGTTGAGTTTTCATGGCCTCGAAAAAGCCATCTTTGTCTTTATGCCACTGAGTGATTAGCTCAGAGACACACTCAGAACAGCCATATAGCCTAATGCCGTGCAGCCTCTTCAGTGTGCCTTTCTTCGAATTGTCGAAATGGTCCAAATCAGAACAAACAGGCAAGCGAACATAGAGCAACTTGCTCTCGGTATTTCTGAGTAAAAACGACGAAGGAATAGGCCATTTGCCATACAATTCATCCAGACATTCATCGCAATAAGTCCCACGTTCACCAGCTACGCCCGGCGCACCAACCTCATTTTGACCACATCTATTACACGCTCTAAGAATAGAAGCCCTATTCTCGTCTCTTAGAAACCGCTCATTGGTGAAGTTTTCCGGTGTTATCGGGCTATTAGCTATATTGTGCTGCCTCTCAAACTCAGAAATGTACTCAGAAACGCATATAGGACATCCACGGACTATCGTATTACCTATCTTTAGATGCCCAATACGCTCCTCACTAACCCCCATTGGACCCGATAGCTTCATAGAATGCTCCCTAATGCCACAAATAGGCAACTGGATTATTTGCGGCTGAGACTCATCAAATCGCTCAATCCTTCCCATTTTTTGAGCTCTTACCATTTGAGCTTGCTCCATTGCTGCATGGTCGTGAGCCACTCTCAGCATTGTCTCCCTGGCCTGCTCTTCTCGTTTTAACCTCTTGATACGCTGCAGTCTTCGAAGCCTCCAATCTGTCTTTCCAGCTATCATCTTCGTGATTCCCTGTATGTATGAAGTTTTGTACCTCCTCTACCGGCAAATCGCTTGGATTCTTCTCTCCTGGCTTACCGGACAGTCCCTCATCTACATCAACTATCTTGCTTACGCGGTCAAGCACCTGCAGGATAGCTATGTGTTTGCCAACGTATTTAACGCCAAACTTGGTTTGCTCGGCCACCCATAGGTCAACGCCACCCTCATTGTCGTCAACTCCGATGGGCTGCATGAGGTCGTCTATCAGCTTCTGGCATATCCTAAGCCGGTACGCCTTGCTGGTGATGGCTACGACGCCTATCTTCTTGTTGAACTCTTCCTGGACAGCAAGTATCTGAACGCGGTACTTCTCGGTGAGCTTAGAGATGTAGGGATTCTTTAGCTCTATACCCTGCTCTCTGCACTTGAGGATGATTTCGTAGGGCTGGTGGTATGTACCAGCAAGTGATATGAATAGCTTGACGTGGTCAGCATTCTTCTGAGTGAAGGGCTCAATCTTCTTGTCCAACGCGCGCGAAGCATGGTCCTCGTCTTGCCTTTCGTCGCCACTCTCGTCTCTGTCAAATCCCATCTGTCCCATGCCTGACTATACAAAATACCTCGTTCATAGTCAAGATTTATTTGCAGGCAAATACCCCCATCCAACCATATAGCCTCATTTGAGATAGTGGCTTAGGATTGATTCTCTGGACACGTTTTTCTTGCTTTTACCTCAATTTAGGCATATCTTCCCGAAATGAGTTATTTTATCACATTCTCACTATTCACTCACTTATGGGAGTTTACCATGTTAGACTTTGTAGCCTTTATCCTTACCTTTCTCAATCAGAACGTGGCCGTAGCTGCTACTGTGATTGCTGCCATTGTTGGTGCTCTTGGTTTCCTCGGAACCATCGTAGTTCGGGCTCAGTCCGTTCTTAAAGAGATTGATGACCTCGTTGTTGCCGTCAAGGCTGCATCAGAAGACAAGGTCTTCACCTCTGATGAGATTGAGGACATCTTGAAACAATTGCTCGATATCCCCAAGAGTATTGGCCGACTCTTCTTTGGCAAAACAAAACAGGCGGTCATGGACCTGTACATCAAAGTCAAGTCCCGCCGCCTGCATTAGAAGTTCCTCCCATAGTCCTGGGCGCGATTTACTGCGCCTGGGACGTTTATTTCATCTCATTTTTACGATTACCCATTTTCTTCGCCAATTCCACCAGAGTCTCACCCAGTAATCTTATCTTTTCCGGACTTTGTGGCCATGCGTATACCTGCACACCATCCATATTTGGCTGGATACCAAGCTTGCTAAGACCCAACCAATTCCTATTATACTCTTGACAAGGAGGACACTTATTATCTTCCTCTCTTTCAAAAAAACACGGCGATGGTCTCAAATCAGCTTTCTCACAATAATACGATGAAGATATCCCTTCTGCTATCTCCGGCACTTCGGTTACTTCATTAAGGTCGGCTGGCATTACTATCTCCTCAAAATATGTGAATATGAAAGTGGTGGCCTCCCCCGCACCACCACCAAAGAACAATCGGCAAGATTATTATGAACAAAATGTACTCTTTCATGCGTTTGCATTCCTCATCTCGGCCAACATAAGCGTCTTCTCTATCTCAAGTTGATGGAGGTCAATCTCGAAATACTCAGCCAAGAGCTTACCAATGGGAGTAATTACCCTAACCGCAACTCCACCGCAATCACACTCTTCTTTGTTTACTTCTCCTGGCTCAGTCTCTCGAACCTGTGCACAGTGGTCATAGTGGCCAAACGGATTAACCAATTCAAGGTCTTTCTCAGATTCGAGCCACTCGATAAAACTTCCAATTTCCTCGCTTTGCTTACTGATTTTAGACATCTTGTGGTGTTCAGGATACTTCTCCGCCACTTCAGACGACTTCTCCTCGGTAGAACGGTACAATTTTCTCATCTTCTCTCGAATAAGAGCTCTTTCCAATGAATCATCATCGATATCTTCAGATATCAGCGCCTCGATAAGCTTGTTCATTTCACTCATAATCTCTCCTTTTTGCTGTTTCACTGTCTAATTTGAGATTTTGGGAGTGCAGCCGGTTTTTACACTCCCCATTTTCATCTCTTTCCGTCTTTTTCCGGCAGGTATGGCAGTAAATTTTCATCGCAAATCACACACTAAGGAAGTTTGGTTTCCTGGCCTCGTCCGAATATGGCAGTCTTCTTTTACTAAACCCATCTTCTTGAAATACCCCAAATTGTTCTGTATTTGTATCCTAACGCCCCAAAGCGGAGAATCCTTGTCTGAGTGTAAATACTCTGCATAAAGGTTGTCAGCATAGTACAGGCCGACTCTTGGAGCACCTTCTTGATGCCATTCAGGCAAGACTTTCTTAACGAAACTTCTTACTTTGCGAAACTGAGTTATGTTTTTTACATTGATTGTGAAGAAATTACCACTAGAATAAATATCCAGATAGTCATCCTTGTCAAAATCCATCATAGCACAATAGATAACCGGAAGAACCGTCCGAACAAACGCCAATCTCTTGAGAGCACTTGCCCTTGCGTCTATCTTTATCTGATTTAATTTCTCTAAGCTCATCGACATCGTTACACCTCCACGAGTTTTTTATTACCTTCTTTTACTAAATGACACCTCGGTATTAGCCATCTCAACAACCCAATCTGAAAAAGATTTATGGCCAGACAGCTTTACCGCCAATTCAACCGTCTTTCTCTCCTGGGGCGTGAGTCTACCAAATGGAACACGCTCGGTCCTGCCTCCCTTGTGAGGAGTGATTGTTTTAGGCATATAGGAAAACTCCTTCGCATGTTACGTTAAATTCCGCCAGTTGCATTCTGCCGGCCGCTTTTATAGCCTCTCTCTCCGCGTCTTCGCCACATCGGATACCGTACCTCTCAACAAATCTGCCGTCAATATGCTGAATCCGGTAGCAAAAGCTATCATCATCCAGCATACCTATGTCAATTTGCACTTTTTTACCCTTTGCAGCCTCGTAAACTTTCTTAGCGGAGTCAAACACACCGCTCTGGGAAGAATAATTTATGCTTGCCCAGGCAGAGTAAAAACAATCCACCAGCCTAACGCGCGGGATATGACTATAATACTCTGCAAAAAGAGCTACTGCAGCCTCGCAATACTCCTTAAAATCATCGTCGCCATCAACAAACCCCTGGACGCTAACATCTCCCCGCTCAAGGTCACCAAGAATACCCTTCTTGAAACTCTCCGTCAAAATAATCCTATCGGCATAATCACCGACAAATGGGTGTATAATAACGGAGATTTGATTCCTACCCAATTTAATCGGAATACCGTCTGCCAACTTCCTCATGTGCGTAACCCTATCAGAAAGAGCTATACCCAACCACTTACAAGCATAAGAATAAGCCTCTTTCATATCCCTGAAATCAACATGCTCGAATCCTGAAATCAAAACTCGGTAAACTCGTTTTATTATTGTTTGCATCAGATACAATCTCCTTTAAATTTCGTAAATGAACCCGACAAAATCACTGCCAGGATTAGATATCGTTACAGCAAATCCAATTCGCGCCGCCGACCCGCGACCATCCTCACCTATGCTCAGGTATTCAACATCATCCTTCTCGTTCAAAGCCCGAACTATGCCGGACGCCATTCTCGAAGCCCTGAACAAGCTACCGTTACCCTCAAAAGTGCGGTCAAACAGGGTTTGCTGTTGCTCTATGTTGCGTATAACTGCCCTGTGCTTCATTGGGGTTGCCTCATTTTAGAAGTTCTACTAAGTCGAAGTCAGTTTCTTCGCATTGGCCTTTAAAAGATTTTTGGTCTTCAATGGTCCAGTCGAAACCTTCGACCATGAAATTAGCCCGTTCTTCTGGGATATCTTGGAAATTTGGTTTCGCTTGTGCAACCTCTATCCACTTCTTTGAGGTCAACGAGTATATCTTTTTACCCACATTCTTATCGAAGAAAAAGTGTTTTGGCATCAGTCTGATTTTCCTTTCATAACTACATTGTCAAGCAATCTGTGACAGGTGACGCAAAGCAAGGCATAGCAATCTCGATTATTTCGGATATCGTAGTATCTCTTGAACTTGCCCCTGCCTCGGCCACTCAATTTAGTTGGCTGAGTATGGGCGAATTGAAGGTCATTGGTATCTTTGCAAATTTGACAACAACCCCCAAACGACTCTTGCAATTCAGCCCATCTCTGATTTAGCCAATCTCGTTTAGACATTCTTACGAAATCTGAGCTTGAAATTGTTCGTTCTGTTGGTTATAAGGCCGAACCAAAATTTCGGTCACACCTACGTCGGCGCTCATATACTCAAGCATGTACTCCTGCATGGCACAATAGCCATCGTCTATCAGAACACCGTAAAAATACTGGTTGCCGTCGTCGTCACGAGCTAAGAACTCGTACAATTCCAAGTTATCCTTGTCTTGGCTCGGCAAAACAAATTGCTTGCCTACCATAGACTCTGAATTCGCGTCACCCGAAAGGAAATCCCGATATATAGTCGCATAAACCTGACCTTTCGACATATATATCTTCTTGAAATTTCTAACGTTATCATCCTGGTCACTTGGCTTAATTACCATTGACCAGCCGTCAGTCCTAAGCCAACCATCTCTATTCAGATAAAACACTCGACCACGATTATCAGGATGAACGCTTGAGATTGAAGGCCAAACATCAACTACTCTCTTAAACCTAACATCAGCAGCCAATTCCTGCAACTTCTCCATCGTAATCGTCAATACTCGATTCGTGAATGCTGAGTAAAAACCCTTCATATTCATCATTGATAAAATCTCCTTAACTTTCAGTTAGTAATTAATTCGACTGACCAAGTATACGTAAATGTACGTACAAAGTCAAGGAAATTTTTAGAATATCTCAGTTATTTAACAAATGGGATGAATTTATTAGCAGACTCAAACTTACCTTTCTCTCGGTAAGTAACTATCTTTGAACCTTTTATGGTGAATATCCCCTGACGACCAACCACAGGAAATGGATTCGCAAATAAACGCGCGTTGGACAAAAATATACCGAACCTGCGAACAGAACCGCCACACTCAATCATTGCATCATGATTATGTACTTCTTTTAGCCATCTACCGGCCACAACATCTACCGAACCAATCACATGACCGGGGCGGTAAATGTCTCTCGGATTCCTGTTCTTGCTCATGCCTATCTGCAGTGAGTCCATAAAGGGATAGGCTGCAGCAAGAGCAGTCTTATCGAAAAATTTCGCTGAGTGAATAAATATCCTTTGACCAATTAAAGACTTGAATCGGTCGTGCTTTCTCGTCTCTATCAGCTTCCACCCCAGTACAACCCATTGCGCCCACGGAGCATGTAACGAAATTGCTCTTTGGTCTGTCACTGTTTGTCTTTTGAGCATTGTCTTGCCCTCGCATTGTGAAAAGATTCATAGTCCCAAGTGGTATCGCGATACTTATATCGTATGATTATCTCTATCAGCGTCCACCGGCTTAATTTGTGGCTACTGTTTTGCTTCTCCATGTCAACCTTCAACTGCAATGCAGACAAGCGCACCGGACCTATCTTACGTTCAAGACCTTTCGCATAATTGATAAGCTCACCGTGTCCATGAGTATTGCATTGATGGCACTGGCCATGAACGTTATCTTCGTTAAACCTTACCGACTGGTGTTTTCCTGCAGAGTGATAATGACCGGCTTCAAGCCTGCGCCAATTCCCACAAGAAATGCAGGGTTTACCCTCGTCGCGCTCACGGATAAACCTGTTAAAATTCTCGGTGGCCAACTCCAACAACTTACTCCGACTGTAGCCTTCTAATCTCTTTACGTAAGAACTTAACTTCACGGTTCTTCTCCTCTAAAAGTTCACCGTAATGACGGTCCAGAGCATCAATTTTTTGATGCAACTTGTTTATCTCTCCGTTTACAATCGATGCCTGACCTTTGGTTTGTATTGCCAGTTTTGCGCAAATCTCCAAAGCAATCGATAGCTTTGTATCTGGGAAAGCTGTACAGTTCTCCCTTAACGACATAAACTCATCTTCAATCGTCATCTTTTTCATTTTTTAAGCCTCACTGCATATCTACTGGTTACGACCCTGAATCCATCAGGGAATTCGACAAGAACACTGTTCATTTTCCCCCAAACCAAAACGCGACACTCTTGGTTCTTCCGTTCCGGTAATTTGCTGCGCCAAAACCAAAAATATTCGTACCTCATCCCTCATCGAGCCTCTTAAGTAGTGACTGAATGCTTGATATCTCCTTATCCAGAGCATCAATGACCTTTCTTTGGCTCTCATAAAGAGCTTCTGATATATCTCGCGCCTCGATAGTATCCGCTATGATTCCCTGGGCTATCTCACGTTTATGGGTGGTTATCTTGCCTGAGATGCGTACACCATCGATAGAGCCGGTAAACACGCCCTGCTCAAGCTGCAGGATGGTTTTCGCCATCTCCCTGTAATACTTTCTCCATGCCCCTGCCTTGACAACCGCCTTCTCTTTGAGACCATCGCGTTCAATCTTCATCTTCTCTACCCTACCCCAAAGATCGTGACTGGGAAAC